AACGGTTGAATGTTTACGAAGATGCTGTTATCAATACGGTATCCTTCCCATACTTGATTGACCCAGAACCATTGCACTTTTTCTCCAGCTTCACGATCTGGTTTGTAGGTTTCATCAACCTCCATCTCTTGCAAGAAGCCGAACTCATCAGTGTACATTAGAATTCCCACCTTACGGAAAGACTTCCAACACACATGCATTACTTCTACATAGCGATCCGTAAGCTCATCTTGGTCCACAGACATTGCTGCATCTAAATAGCTGTACGACTCTCTTCTAGAAGAAGGGTTTTCTAAGTCATCAATCTGAGCATCAGTAAGCACATCGTAGAATGAATCGATAACAGCGTTAACGCTCATGATCTTACGACGTACTACCCAATCTCCATCCTCAATAAACTCAATGTCTGGTGATTTCTGGTAATCAATATCTAGAGGAGATACAATCTCAAACTCTACTTCGTCCATACAGGTACCTTTGTACGAGTATACACGACCGGTAACCAACCAATCAAAGAATGCACGTTGGAACTTATCGTCCAGGTCTAGGTAGTCTCGGAGGTAATCCAGTGACTGCTGACCTACAATAGCACGGGCATCCTTGTAGTTCACATTCATAAACTGCTCTACCTCTTTAGGTGTCTGCACTTCTTGAGACTGTACACCAGTGTCTACCCCTTGAGCATTGAGCTCATTGATAAACATCTGTTGCAGAGATTGCAGTACAGCTTTATGAGTTTCTTCACCTTTACGTGAATGCATATCAGCATTACGCACCACAACTTGGTAGGATGCAGGACGCTTGGATTTCTCACCAAGCAACAAGTCTACTACCGGTTTAATGATGTTGTAGTTACGAAGCTTTGCAGGGAAGTTACGTTTCTTCCAAGCCTCTGAATTGTAAGGATTGGTAACGTAGTTGTATGAACTTTCGTCTAGCACACCGTTGTAAGCCTCATACAAATCAACCATACCAGCTTTATTTGTAGTTGAAAACGAGGATTCAGCAATGTATGCCTGTATACACTTCTTACCCCAGTCTTCATTTTTCTGAGAGGTAGGTATTTTCTGTTTTGGAATTATAGGCATTATCAATAGGTTTACGTAAACAATTCACGATTAAAAAAAGAGTCAGTTGTATCATTTGACGACTGCTCCGCATCTTCTACAGTACGGTTAAATAAAGCAATCAAATGGAACATCCCGACGAGTAGTGCTGAAACCCTATCGAAGTTGCCCCTTCGATTGTACTTAATAAGCTCGTCTAGTAGTGCTAGATCGTAAATATAATGCAAATTTAACTTTTTTTCACCAGACTCCGAAACTCCTCGTGGGGTTCTAAGCCAATCTCGTAAGTATATCTCTGCCTGACCTTTACGTTCTTTGGACCCCATAGACGTACCATAAGTTCTCCCTAATTTACGAATACTTACGCCATCGCTTTTACTAAAAATTTCTGCTTCCGGCAAGAGCCACTTGATTTTTCTTACACGCTTTGCATACGGTACTATCTCACCACGGTCATTCTCAAATCCAATGCGTGCATTGTAGTATTCTGAGAGCATAAACAGATTGTAGTTGTACTCGTCTTGAGTCTCAGGTCTGCCTACATAAGAAGCAACAATCATATCGTCGGGCTTGGACAATGGATTGACACGCTTTATTACATAGGCAGCACCTAAAGACTTACCCGATCCCCCGTCCTGTGCATAGGGGTCATGCACAATAATGTACAGGTTATCAGGTATGCTGCCCGACTCGTCACGGTATGGGGGCTGATAGACCACAACGCAACCTTGGACATTTGAACCTTTGTCGTGCGGAAACTTTAGAACCGGTATCGCACTTTCGTCTGGCTTAAACTTAATGCCAGATCCGGAATCTCTGAGATATCCATTGACACCAATATTTTTAAAAGCACCGGTACGCATAATGTTATTACGGTGCTCTACAAGAGTAGCAGTAGGGAATACATTACCACTTTTTTGCAAGAACGCCTCTTTAGGGTTAAATGGATATTCCGTTACGTGCTTATCAATAACACCAGCATCCTTAGAAGTACGCTTAATGTTCTCACGTTTCGCTTCTTCTGCAAGTTTAGCATCCGCCTCAAGGGAATTACCAAACTTGTCCATAAACCCAATCTTATTCTTGTAATCCGGGAAGAAGTACCCACAGTTGGTACCTTCAGCACCTTCATCCCAGATGTTATCAAACGCATACAGGTTGTAGGTCTCAGGATTGTAGAACATACTCTCAAAATCAATTGTTCCACCGTCCATATCACCACCCGTACCAAACAGGATCATCTGTCCTGTGGTAATACCACCATCTTCTACCGATGGTTTAGTAGCCATGTACGCGTCTTTAAGGTTATCAAACGCTCCACACTCTTCAAAGATCACTAGAGACGCATCCTTACCACGTGCAGCATCCGGGTTATCCTTAAAAGTAATTGCTTCAACCTCTGACCGGTACCCCTTTTCCACTTGCTGGTTATTAAGATACTCGTAGAAGCTAGCACGTTTGTGGTTTTGCTTATCTACCGCTTGTCTACGCTTGGACCAAGCAGTATGTTCATTTAAAAAGTTCATGTTCTCCACCGTCATGGTCATAATACCTTTTGGATAGAGATACTTCTTATCATGTGCTGCTAGAAGTGTGTAGCTGCGTGGTACCGTATTGTAGGTATTACAAGCAATAGCAGCATTCTTATAGGAGAAACCTTTACGACGGGCTTTCCCTACAATCATATGCTTACCCTGTCTACGTGCATCCTCTAGTGCTGTAAAGAATTCGTAATCTCCATCCCAGAAATCTGGAAATGCCACCTGCTTAGTAGCATTGGTAGTGTTCTTACCGTCCAGCTTGGTGAGTTTGATCTGCACAAAGTTTAGATAGAAGTAATGGTGCCCGGTAATGTGTGTATCACCTACCGTATACCCTTCCTTACATCTACGAAGCTGCTCACTCCAGTACTCAAAGTACCCTACAGAACCGGGTGTGTCCGGAGTATAGTACCCATGTTTGAGAAAATGCTCTGCTTCGCGTCTAAACTCTTGTGTATTTACAAACCTTCCCATTACTCTTCAAATAATCCTTTAGTACCACCACCTTTAATACGAGAGTCGTTAGACTGCTCTTTCTTCACCTTCTCTTCCAGGTCAGCAATGGTGTCAATAGCTTTAGGCACTTTTTCTGAGAGTTCGAGGAGTTGGGTGACACTCTTCACAATAGACACAATATCAATATCCTCCTCTCCATCGGATGCATCTGCCAGTTCTAGCGTTTGATCAATACGTAATCGTAGTGCATTTATAACTTTAGCTGAGGATAACAGTCCCTCCCGTATTGAATTAAGCGTTTGTATGGTTGGAGTATTAAGAAAGCTAACGTACTTATTAACAGCTGCTTCAAGATCCTTATCCGCACCCCAACCTTCAGGCATCTCAAGGTCTTTACGTACACGCATCTTACGCTCTCCTTCAGGATAAATATAATAAGGGCTCTTGTAGTCATAGACAAAGTAAATGTAGGACAGCTCCTTCATAGCTAAACGCTTATGACGGTCTTTGTCCCGGACGATTATCTTTTTGAACTGCGGTATAGTGCGAAGTTCGGGATCAATTATTATCTGAAAGTTTTCTTCTTTGAATAATTGCATACTTGTTGTTTAGATTTTGCACTCTTTTCGGATTCACAGTGAACTTCCCTAGATACGGTAGTCGGATGGTATCAAACTCTCCCTTCTTAATGGTCTTCTCAATAAACTCAAACTGCATTTCTACGCAGCGCTCTATCTCGTTCATGGAAGCACCCGTCTCTTTAGATATCTCCTTGTAAATCTCCTGTTTTACTTCGTTACGCTTCGCCATTCTTATTTACTGCATAAAATCTCAACACCCAATCCTCTCCATTAAACAATATCTCATGGTCATAGATAAAACCCGCTTTATAAAACCTCTTTTCGGTCTCCTCAATATGCGTGCATAAGGCTTCAAACTCTTGAAACTTAAACTCGTAATCAACAATAAAGCTACCCTTGCGTTTCAAACCTAATCTCGACTCTGACATCTGGAGTTATATTACGTATGATCGGATGGTACTTGTATGCATTCCTCTTTGTAGGGTCTGCAACAATCACACCTTTATCCTTAAGCGCTTTCACAAAGTTATTCAGCACTGCTACGGATTTCATCTCTAGAGACTCAGCAACATACTTACGTGCAAGGGAACTTGCAGCTTGTTCTGCATCAAAGTCTATGAATGCAGTGATCACATCAATCTCTCTATCTGTAAGTCTAAGCAATCCGTTTACACTGGTGATGTAGTCCTTCGTTAAGCTCTTCTTACTTGTTGGTATGTTTACCACTCTGCTCATTGTACTTCTTTACCTTCTCAATTTTTCTGCTCAATCGCTTAGCCAATAACTGCCTTACATTCTTAAGCAACAAAAGAATCGTTGCGTTCTCTGCGGACCATCCTCCCTTCTGGAGGAAGTAGAACCTATCAATCAACATCTGAACCACCTCCTCATTAGTAGTCCCTGGATTAAACGTACCGTCTTCTGCTTTTTCTGTAAACTTCACAACCTGAAAAGTATCCGTACTCTTAAAATCATGAAGCTTGTATATTATTCCTTCTTTCTCGGTTTGCATAGCTCTTTAAATAGTATGCTACCAAATATATAGAAATTCTATACGGTTTGCAGATACCTCACCTTACTACTAGTAGGTATATACACTTTTTAACGTGAGAGCGCCCACATTTACTGCAGGCGCTGTACACATCACTTATAATACCCTAGTAGTGAATACTCCTCTACTTGGAGCAGCTCTTCACCATCAATCATAACCGGATGCATAATCGCATTCGACTGCAGTAGCACACGCATACCAGGCGTGATTACCGAACAATTCGGACCTACCTGAACTACTTCAACACTACCGTCCCAACTCTTCTTCTCTTCAGCAATCATTGAATCACTTTTCAAAATACCTGCTTCTGTAGTGTTGGAAATCTTTGGCGGGCGAACAACCAATGTCGCACCTAGGGGGTTGTAATTACTCATCTGTATAGTTGTTTTGATTAAACTCTTCTCTCCATAGCGCATCCTCCAGCACAATCTTTATCTGATGCATGCGCTCGTTCTCATCCTTCTTAAAAAAATACTCGGGGTTCACCTTATAACTCCCACGAATCTTCCGGGGCAGCAGCAATTTCTTGGAAGAGAGAATAGCAAACGCTTTCTTCACCGTATTATGCGTATAGCTCACCTTACCCTTAGTGGCATTCCCAATCAACTCAATAAAATCCTCTCTGACCTTCGCATTGCTCTGCACAATATTATCCGTGTCCATCCGCTGAATCAAAAACTCTAGCAAATCTCTAGAACTGGAATTTAATCCCGCAAGCAGATAAATGGCATTATGGTAATGTTTGGTAAAAGCTCGGGTCACGGACTTGTGCCCATAAATAGGAGACAGTAACTTATCATCTGATACTGCCCATTCCTTCACATACTTAATATGAATCGTTTTCTTCATCTGCTGTAAAAACTTCTAATTCTATGGCTCTGCCGTACTTATCATACACCACCTGTATCACATACCCATACCCCGGATACCTAAAACTCACTCCTATAAAAACCTCCTTATCCTGAGTAGCTATAGCAGCTTTATACCTTTTCCAATCCAATGTAGTTCCAAATTTTGGCACTTAAAGTGTACGTGGCGTACACTACAAGTATACGAAAAAATACACTACAACATAAATAGACCTTAAGGCAATATCTAGAAAGATAGATATTCACCCTCAAAAACATCCCTTCAAATTTGGAATTACAATTCTAATTCCTTTCATTCCCGCAAAATCAGAGTTAGTGTACGTGGGGTACACTTTAAGTGTACTGTGACGCACCTTTAAGTGTCACTACAGATACACTAAGTCTTCTTAAGCCGCTCCCAGTAAGGCTTCCAGAAATCATACCTCTTCTAGGGTATTCTCTTGCGTAAAGGGTAACGTTACTTACACCCCCACATACTACATCCCCACAAAAATTTCCTAAAAAATTTCCCAGGAAAAAAATTTAGCATGAGCATGGATGTGGGTACCACCTTAAATCAAAGACCCCCACTATAGTCGGAGCATCGGATCCCCCGGTGCTTGGTTTTGTTTAACGAGGCTTGTGCCTCACAAATTGTAAGCTTATGGTCTTCACAGTTTTGTCTATGTCTGAAAGCGGCAAGTCTGCTTTCGTATCGTTCAACCAGCAAATCCCAGGTACGCCTGTGGTCACGCGAATTGCCGGTTGGATTCGGGTCAGTGAATCCCTTGACAAGGGTCACGAAATCGTCATCCCTGACACGTTCAAGCTCCATATCACGGAGCAGGAGAGCGAGTATGTGGATGAATCCACTGGCGAGCTGAAGCGTACCACTCACAAGTGGTTTGACTTCGCGTAAGTGTATGGGGGAGCTTCGGCTCCCCTTCTCTTTTAGTAACTAATCAATCGTAATCTTATGGAAACGATCTTTCGTGGTGCTATTCGCCACATTATATTCATACTACTAGCATTCGTAGTATTGTACATCATAGCAGTGTCATTCGGGGCACCGCTTAACTACTTCTCATGGTCTGAGGCTCCAACGTTCTTGTTTGGTGCTGTAGTCAATATCTCAGCGGTAGGTATGCATATCTACATGCATGAGGAGGGGTAATCGTAAACGAGGGGCTAACGCTCCTCGGATTACTCATCGAGTACCTTTAATCCATGACTACTACTAAACCTTTAATCGAAGACACCATCTAATCGTGGCACAGAAGAACGACACCAGTTCTGAGTGTTAGGTTATTGGTTTGGTGGCACGTAAGTGCCTGTGTATGAGTGAGTGGGAGGAGTTGTGCCATTGTTTTCAGTGGTATCTACATTCCTTCCCATTCCCATACATATGTATTAGTATAGACCTATCCTCTACATTACTCTACCAAATCGCCCTACAATTACAACTACAAATCCAATCAATTTCATACAACCATGAACGAATTAAACGAACAACTCTACAATTTCCTACTACAAGTAGGTGAACAGATCAACAACCTAGATGCTGAAAATATTGAAGTCCTCAGTATGTATGGTGTACTAGATGGGCTCGGTAAAGCAACTGAGTACGTTGTAACGAGTCACATAGATTCGTAAACCAAGACACATATTGAGATGTGTATGGAGGGATAGATGCTCCCAAGCAGGTGCAAAGCCTGCATTTCTTACTAATAACCAACGTCAGTCATGTGTAATAGCATGCATCTTTCATCATGAATAAGCAAAAAGTTTTCACTCTATCAGCTGCAATGGTACCTGTATCAGGACTACTATTAATCACAGCATTTATCCTACGTTCTGAGATGGGTCTCTTCCTATCCCTAATCAGTGCAGGGTTTTGGTTTTACACAATGGATCGTACCAAATAAACTAACAGCTATGACACCGTACACTATTCTACACTTCGATGATGCCACCAAGACTTGCGTAATACGATTACGTGATGTCGCTGGTGGTACACATGACCTAAATGTATCAGCCGAAGGGCTTATGCATTTCCAGCTTGGAGATAAGAACATCCAAGACTGTTTCCCTGAGCTCACACCAGATGAGCGTGAACTACTAATGACAGGCATTCCTTCCAATGTCTGGGAGTCCATCTTTAACAACGAAGAATAATGCTTGCACTTATAGTAATCATACTAGTGGCTGCCTTGATGGATGTGTTCAACTAACTCATCACTCATGCAGTCACTCCTACTCCTATGCATCATATTCCTAATGATTGCATTGTATCAAGAACGTACCAGAAATAAAAACAATCGCTAATGGGACGAATGAAAGAACTATTTATCGATCAGCTTAACCGCATGCTCGATAGATCTACACCAAGAGAACATTTGGTGAGTGAAGACCTATGCTATATGGCATACGTAAAGAACTACACTGATGGTACTACCATACCTATCGGTGCATTCTCTACGAAGGACATTGCTTGGCGTAAGGCATTGCAGTACATCAACCATCGTAAGATTGATGCTGCTCAGCCTGAAGTTAAGGCAATAACATGGCGTGAATATGAAAGCCTATGAGGTTCTCAGCAGCTGACTTATTCACATGGTGTGAAGAACAGGGAGTAAATCCCTCAGATATTACACTCGAACCATCCTATATTAGATTCAAACTCTGGTCTAGGATCAACGGCATCAACCGTATCACTATTGGGAGAGCAAACTACACTCTCTTTACCTATGACGATGATGATGATTTCAATAGATACGTCTATGAAAAAGACCGACCAAACACCAAGATTCAGAGTAACGACTAGAGACACACGTCTTAAGACAATGCTCTCATTCTACCCTGCTCCATGGCATCCTCATATCAGAAAAGCATTTGCTCTAGGATATGAAGACGCTATCGATGAACTGTGGGAGAATATGCCAGAGCTCACGTTG